ATGGTTTGCTTGAAGTAGTTAATGGTGAAGACTCTACAACTATTGATAAGGATACTTATGAAAACTTAAGAAATATGTTTCTAAGTTCTGATAATGAAAATCATGTTCTTGCTATGGAAATTATGGCTAATTGTAATTATAAAGAAAGCATTCTATGGTTAGAACTTTTATATTATCATCATAACTATGCTATACAAGGTTGCAGATCTAAGAATCATGTAAACTTTAAGTCTCTTAAAAGTTATATGGGTAAGGATAATTATTATAATCAACATGTGGATACATTGATTAAAAGCTTAATAAATCATGATGCATTAAGTAAGGAAGCTTTAGAAATCATAATGGAAGAAAATGCTCACCATTTTGCTAATGGTGGGTATAGTGACTACATTAAACCTAAGACTTATACACTTAGTGCTGAGACTGCAGCGAATACAGGTTTTTATTGGACAAAAGAT